GCCACCAATAAATCCATAATCACAACTAGCAGTGTTTTGTCTTCCACCAACAACACTAGTACAACATCCACAAGATGTATTTGCAGTTCCTCCACCAACAAAACTATAACAACCAATTGCGTTATTTGTTTGTCCCCCACCAATTGCAGAACCTTTAAACCTAGTTACATTTGAAGCTCCTCCATTTATACTACTATAATCACCGCTTGCTGTGTTTGAATAACCCCCTGTAATTACACTACTACATCCAGATAGGATATTAAAACCACCACCGCCGATTGTTGATGTTTGACCTGTTATGTTATTAAAAGTTCCACCAGCAATTATTGAGTCAATACCAACAATAACTTTATTTGCTCTTCCACCACCTATAGTACCACCATCAACTAAATTTGTATTTTTACAACCACCAACTAATGTAGAGTAACACCCACTATTTGTGTTGCCGCTTCCAGAACCCAAAGTGCTATAATTACCTAAATTAGTATTATATACACCACCCAATATTGTTGATATATTTAATGTTGTATTATTAAAACCACCACCAATTGTCGCGTCGCCGCCACATATAGTATTACAATTTCCTCCCCCAATATTTGAACGTACCCCATTAATTTTATTACACTCCCCACCTGAAATTGTTGAGCTGCCACCATTTACTGTGTTTCCACGACCCCCGGATACTGTTGATGCTGTACCATACACTGTATTGATAGCACCCCCGCCGATAACACTTACATTTCCTTCAATTGTATTACAATATCCACCAGCGATTGTCTCTCCACCATAAAATACTAGATTTATTGAATTATAATTTCCCCCACCAATAGTTGATGTATAAACATCACCACTTGTATAATAGGAAGAAATAGTATTAAAAGATCCACCAGCAATTAAAGAACCATAAGAAATTCCGTCAGTTGTGTAAGATAAAACTGAATTGTAATTACCACCACCAATTACAGACCCATTTGGGTTACACCCTAATGATGATGTTTGAAGTTCAATTAGATTAGCCTCTCCACCATTAATTGTTGAAAATGGGTTTTGAATTGTATTTAATTGACCGTTTGTGATTGTTGAATACATATCGGTTACTGTATTCGCATTACCACCACCAATAAATGAGAAATCACCAAAAACATTGTTTTGTAAACCACCACCAATAAATGTAAATTGTTCATCCGTGGTATTACCAGAGCCACCAACAATTGTTGACACATCATCATTTGTTGTGTTATTTAGTCCACCACCAATAAAATTACCGCCTAAACCAAGTCCTTTTGATGATAAAATAATATTATTACATCCACCACCGATTGTTAAGTAATTACAAAAAGAAAGTGTGTTTTTATAACCACCACTTATTGTTGATAGTGTAGAACCATCTATTGTGTTTTTATAACCACCACTTATTGTATTTATACTACCAATTGATGTATTGTTTGCACCACCACCAATTGTGTTTGAGTTGACACCACAAGAAGTATTAGCATACCCACCAGAGACGGTTGAGTATGCGTCGTCTGATGTGTTATTTTGTCCACCACTAACTACAGAATAATTACCATTTGCTTTTCCACCAACGTTTATTCGTTGTGTTGAGTCAGTCCCAATTCCTACTTCATACAAATCTGAAATACCATTTAAAATATAACTTTGTACTTGATTTAAAGGTGTGTGTTTTGTAACACCAGCTGGGTCTTGATAATTTACAATAGCAAATATATCATTTGGTGTGTAATCTACACATCCAACATAAGGTAATTGGGATATTTTTTTATTGGCCATTTTTATTAAATATTAATAATCACAAAATCACTTGAGTTGAATACCCCATTTGTGTTTTTGTAGTCAATTTTTATTTTTGCTGTATGTTCTTGTGTTGCAATATTTGGTGTTCTAAATTCTCTTTGTCCATTTTCATTTACATATGTTGTGTCTTGACTATTAATCTGTTCTGCGGCATCTGTAATTGATATATTTGTTATTAAAATACCTGGCATATATTTTTCAACTGAATCTCTAATTTCACTTTCAATTTCTGAAAATGTTGGTCCGTCTAACGGTTCAAAAATATATTCATAAAGTCTTGTACCAAAATCTGGAAGAAAATACCTTGTACCTTTTTTAGTTAGTAATAAATGTACTAAATTACTTCTAACCTCTTCTTCTCCCGTATCTGAAGCGTCTAAATATTTTCCAACGTATGAATCTACAAAAGGAAAATTAATACCATAAGTTATACCATCTGCCATATCAAATAAATATATTGTTTTAATGTTTTATATAAATAAAAAAATCACTACTTTCGCAGTGATTCTTTTAAGTTTGTATTACCTTTTTGGTAAAGTGGTTCGTAAGGACAATGCCTACAATTATTTCCACAACATTTACCTCTTTTCATATGGAAAGATTCTGTCATAACAATATTTCCAGAATCGTCTTTATAAAAGTCGGGTTCAGGAGATTTTTTAGTTGTCTCCTGAGCATATAACTGTTGTACCCGATCTTTTGATGCGTTTACCGTCATTTTAGTTAGTTTTTCTTTGGTTATAAAACGCTAACAAAACTTGGTATGTTAGCGTTACATTATTTCCCCAACTTGCTTTCATAATATTTTGTGTTTAAACCCCATTTAAATTCATCAATTTTTTTAAAATCAAAATCAACTAATTTATTATTTTTTGTTATTTGATTACATAAGAAAATAAACATTTCTTGATCAAAAATATTTTTCATAATATTAACTATTTTGTGTACCCATTGGACATTACCAACGACGTAGCCTTTTTTACTGTCAATTCTATCTAAAGATGCGGTATAGGATTTGTCGTCCCACCTTTTTGGTAATGTTATTTCAAGACCAGAAAGTGAACACTTACGTTTTTGTTTGATATATAAATCATAAATAAAATCTTTAGTTAAATCAAACTCAAGATTTCTTCTAAATGCTCTTTTTGATGTTTTACTTTTTGTTATATTAAACCATAAATCACCATTTATTCCACCTTCTTTTTTAATTCTATTTTTACAACCGCAAGACATTATATTACCACGACGTAAGTGTGTTCCAAAAACTTCCGTTTTATTACCACACTCACATTCACACCCATATTTTATGTGTCCATTTTTATTCTTTTGTAGTTCTTCAATTACTTTAAGTTTTCCAAAAAATTTACCAATCATTTCAATTTTTTTCATATTTCACAAGTATTTATTATTATATATAAATATAATGTGAAATAAAAAAAGTAAGAAACTTTTAATAAATTCCTTACTTTTTTTTATATTAAACAATCTCACATCCCGACGCACCACAAGCGATTTCTCCACTTAAATCGGTGTTATCCTGTAATTCAATTACTTTAGTTAAGTCAATATTAGTCAATGTTCTAACTAATTTTTCATACTCTTCTTTTGAACAATCGGTAAAAGGTGCTTGGGTATAAGTACCTCCGTTGAAAGGCAAGACCGATAAGCCATTGTAAAATTTTCTATTTTTCCACATCCAATCACCTACTAAGTCCCACTCATCTTCTTTAATTGAAACTGTTGCTGAAACGTTATGTGAATTTTGTCCGCCTCTATGTCCTGGTTTAATCCACTCTTGAGATACTTTTTTTACTCTTTCAAGCATTTGAAACACAGACTCGTATCTTAAAATTGACCCTTCTGGTGACATTTGTGGTATTGTAATTACCGCGGTATCGTGTGGACGGAAATACTCATCTTCAACTAATTCTGGGTGATTAATCGCAAGATATGAATAAATCGCTTCATTTTTTCCAACTCTAATTCTTCTTAAATAGAAGTCATTATGCCAAGCGTGAATACCAGATGATGTACCTAAAACCAATGATGATGTACCAGATGGTTTAACGGTTGTTGTACGAGCAGCTTTATTAATCCCAATTAAATTTGCAACTCTTTCATTTTCTTCTTTAACGGCTTCAGCAGCTGCTTTCATATCATAACCTAATACAACACCAGAACCAATACCGGTCATTCCAACACCAATAAGTGCGTCTTTTTCAGTTGTTCTTTTCCACACATCTCTCAAATAATGAAAGTCAGTATATCCTGCTTGTAATGTTCCAATGAACGCAGCACCTTTAACTCTTTTTTCAAAGTCTTCTTGTGAGTCAATATCTGAAGCATTAACCTCACATAGATTACAGAATTGGTATGGACGTAAACCAATTTCACAACAAGGATTTGTTCCCCAATCTTTATCATTTGATAAATAAATTCCTGGTTCACCAGCCCCAGATAACTCAATTCGTTTCCAAAGACTCATAAAATATTCTTGTGTTATTTTATGTCTTAATAGAACTGCTGAATTATTTGCACGACCTCTTTGTGGGTTTGATTCCCACCAATTTCCAGATTTACAAGAAATCATTTCATCATCATCAGCTGAGAATAATGAGATAAGTGCTGCTCTTCTGATTCCACCCGCTAATACTGCGTCAGCAATATGACATACAATGTCGTGAGTCTCAATTGGTGTTAATTTATCACCATCGTTTTTGTTTTCCAAAACCTTTGTAATATGATGAATACAATCTTTTAATGGTTGAGGTCCTGGTGCCTTTCCTCCTGATGTTACAAGGTTTGCCCCTTTTTGTCTAATATCTGAAAAATCAAATATTGGTGTTGATGCTTTGTAACCTAAATAAGACTCCATCAATACTTTAATAGCATCAGCCCATCCTTCAATAGAATCTCCAATAAGGTATCTTCTTGTTCTTGTTGGGTTTGGTTTTTTAATTTCTGGTAGTTTATCTACGTGATGTCTTTGTACTGAAAACCCTACTCCAGTTCCACCTAATAACAAAAACATTGTTTCTGAAAATGCGTCTGTGTGGTCTATCGGTAAATAAGCACAGTTATAAACTCTGTTTGGTGAAATCTCAATTGGTTTACCACCAAATTGTAATGATCTCATAGATGGAAGAATTTTTTTATCGTATACCATTTTATATACTTCTTCTATCTGGTCTTTAATGTTTGGGTATTTTTTTTGGTGCATTTCTTTATTTCTTGTCACCAATTCTTCCCAAGTTTCCCTTCTATTTAGTTCAGGGACAAATTTAGCGTATTTCATATAGACTGTAATATCGCTCAATATTTTTTGTGAAATATCCATTTTTTATTAATTTAATTATTTTTATTTTATGATTTTTTTTCTTGTTCTCTTTGTTGTCTTTTTTCCAACAATTCTTTAACTCTTAACCTTTGTCTTTCTTCTTTTTGTTCTTCTAAACCTAAAAATGTAGTTGTGGATTCAGTATCAATTTCAATCATCGCATTATCAAATTTACAATTTTCAAACACCACACCGTCATCTCCAATACGAGACTTGGTAATTGCTATTGTGGCTAATTTCATTTCTTTTTGTTGTAATGTCTTTGCTACTGAAATAATAACGTGTCCTACTTGTGCCTTCTTAATTGAGCCGCCCATTTGGTCTGTTGTAACAACTTCCGATGAAATAGAAGCTCTATTTCCCTGTGTTGCCGTCCAACCAGCAATGTTTAATTCGTGACACATAGCTTCAAATCCTCTCATTACAGATCCTTCACTTTTCCACTCATCCCCTAGGTTTTTATCTGGAACAACACAATCAATGTAATCTAAAACAACCATATCTATTTTAACACCATCTGCAATCATCTTTCTAATTTCATTCTTAATTTGCAACATAGTTTTTGTGTCAGAAGGTAGTTTTTTCAAGATTAACTCATTTGGCATTGTTTCCTTGATTTCTGTTACTTTAGTCATCACCTCATCCTTTTTTTCTGACAATTCGTCAGGGTGAATCTTTGTCCAGAGAGTAAAATGTTTTCTCTGTATCACTTTTGGGTTGTCTTCAAAAAATACTTGAAGAACGTTAAATCCTAGGTTAAACGCGTGGTTTGAAATCTTTGTTAGGATAGTTGACTTTCCTACACCTGTTGGTGCTAGTATTACACCAATTTCCCCTTTTGCTAATCCTCCTTTTAACAGTCTATCAATCCCTGGTATTCCCATTGGAATTGGGTGTCTATAGTCGTCATCCAAGACTTGGTCTAGGTTTGAAAAGACATCTAACATTGATGTGTCTTTTGAACCAACAAGTAATGCGTCTCTTATTCTTCTAGAGTATCATAGTTTTCAAACTCACCTCCGTCTATAATTTTTTGAGCCTTTTTCATTACTTTCTGTAACTCTTGTTGTTTACAGAATTTAAGTGCCTTTTCTTGTACGAAATCCGCTCCGTCGATAGGTGCAGACTTGATTTTCTTAACGGTATCAAGTACAACCTTAACGGCAGTTTCTTGTTGTAATTCGGATTTTGCGACTTGTTCTAGGGTGTCAAATGATGGTGTATGTTCATACTTTGTATAGTACTCTTTTATCATTTGAATGATTATTTTAAAATACTTGTTTTCAAAATAATTGTTTTCAATTACCTCAATAATTGAGTGTGAAAAGTCTTTGTCTACAATGATTTGGTTAAGTAATTGTATTTGAAAATTGTTACCAAGATATTCAAAGTTTTTGTTTGTCGCCATAATTTTTCTTCTTATCAGTAAAGATAAATACTACTAGTTTTGAATAAATTGTGGATAAAAATAATTAAATTTTCTACCTGAAAAAATGTCAGTAAGCTCCGACAATATAGTTTTCAGCTTTGGGCGTAGGTCTACGGTATATCTGACCTTTGGTGGGTATACTTTTGCATCAAATGACCTCTGACAAATTGTCATATTCTCAACCTTAATATATAGGTTAAAAATTTCGTCACCTTCTGTTATGGATGTGTTTAACACTTCCGGGTTTTCCATAATTTCATATTGGTTTTCCAACATATAAACTACGGATCTCATTTTTAAATCGTATTGTAGTTCATTACAAAACGACCTAATGTAATCATAAAAATCTTCAGATTTGTGTGCTGTTTTATTGAAACCTTTGACATTAAAATATCGTTGTACAACAATATTGTCATTACACATTAAAAGAAATTCTACTTTTGTTACTTCTTGTTCTCTCATTTTTTACTTTTTTGTTCTGTTTCTAAAATTTGTTTTTTCTTTTCTTGATAGTTTTAAAAATGGTTTTAAAAAATTCACCCAGGCATCGTCACCCTTTGGGAGAAATTTGAAGAATCCGTCGTCCATCATCATTCTTATTAGATTTCTATGTCCTCTTCCGTCTGGATCCAAAGACTCTGAATAATATAATCTAACAAATTCTTTTCCTTCTTGAGAAATGAGTGGATTAGCTAGGTCCACCAATTTTTCATTAATTGTGAAAAACTCCTCTCCAAATATTCCCTCTTTGGTTTTCCCGCTTAGGAGATTTTGTAAGGCAACATTTCCTTTTTGTTCCGAAAGTAAACTTTCTGCCTTTGTTAAAATATCGGTATATTTTAATTCAGTATCAAGTATTTCAGGAAATAATTTAAGAAATGTTTTTTCACCCAAATAAAAAATACCATCAATATTATCTGAACTATCACCAGTTAATATTTTGTAAGTTTTGATATTATAATGTGGTATTTCTGACATATCCATTTTAATACCATCACCATTTTTATAATATCGTTTTTGTTGGGGTGAATATATAGTTACCCTTTCAGAAATTAACTGTGTTAAATCCCTATCGGATGAAAATATTGTCTTGTCTTCATCTTCAGAAATTTGACAATAATAAGCAATTAAATCGTCAGCCTCCGATTGTTCTACCTCTAATTGTCTAACAAACATTTCTTCTAGGTATTGTTTTACTCTGTTTTTTTGAGTAATAAAAGATTGTTCTTTAAAATCTTCTTCGTTTTTTTGTTTTCTATTGAGTTTGTATTTGGGATAGATAATTCTTCTTTGTGAAGAACCAGTTTCACTATCCCAAAAGACAACCACTTTGTTATAATTGTTTTCCTCTAAAAATCGTCTTAAAGTGTTTAAAAAGTACCAAGTACCACCAACGTGTTCTCCTTTATTAAAAAAGTCTCTAACACCGTGAAAACCAATTTTTAATAGATTATTTCCATCAACTAATAAAGTTTTAGTCATTAGAAGTTTCGTTTATTGGGTTTGACAATACTGGTTCTTTTTCCTGGATATAATCAGAGAAGAATTCCATAAATATCGCTTCCATTACTGGTACACAAATTGAGTTTCCGGCTAGAGATACGTGACCTTTTGTTGATAATGATGTTGTTAATAATAAATCAATATCCTCATCACGAACACCCATAAATCTGTATCCTTCTCTTGCGGTAATTGTTCTTACTCTACCGTCTCTCGTCATAATTTGTGGAGATCCACTAGTTGTTAGACAAGGTGAACAACCCTCAATAGAATAAATCCTTCTTGCTTGGTCGTAACTAATATCGTCTCTTCTAGCAATTAATCTACAAATTGTATGATGTTTTGGTTGATGTAAGGTATATGGACAATCAATAAACAATGATTGATTTTCGGTGTCTTCAATAAATGTGTCCATAGGTATTCTAGTTTTTTTGTAACTATCAACATTCATCATTTTTTGTTTCACATCATCTTTGTCACCATTTAAAACAGAAATCATAAAAACTCTTTCTCTATTTTGTGGACAACCAAAGTCAGCACCATTTAAAATTCTCCAGTACGAAGTATATCCTAATCCACGAAGAAAATAAATGTGTTTTTTGAAATTTTCATAGTGGTTTTTGGATACTAGATTTTTAACGTTTTCCATCAATAAATATTGTGGTCTATTAACCGACAAAAGTCTTTCAACGTCAAATAATAATCCACTTCTTGTACCTTCTTTAATTCCTCTTTGTATTCCAGATATTGAAATATCTTGACAAGGAAATGAATACGTTAGTAAGTCACAATTTGGAAAGTTATTTTCATCAACTTTTGTAATATCACCTAAATTTCCATAAGTTGTTGTATGTAAAACATCATAACATTCGTTTGCCTGTTTGAAGTTGTCGCAGTTTGCAACATTTTCATAATTAACCCCAATGTATTTAAGTGCCAACTCTTGTGTTCCGTAACCGGAAAATAACGATACTACTTTTAATTTATTCTTGTTCATAAACCTTTTCTTCTTTTAAATCAAATTCACCATCTACACCAATAATATTTTTCCAATATTCGGCATAATCTTTTTTGTAGTCTTCAATAGACTTCTTTTCTTCCGTAGCATCTTTTCCAGGTAAAAACCCGTGAGGTGTTACGATAATTTTACCATCTTCAAACCCAAGTCCATTAATGTGGTTTTTCATAACCGATACTTTTGTTCTTGATGCAAATTTAACTGTTCTTTTGTCTTTTGTCGCTGTAATTTTTGTTGTTCCAGCGCCTTTTTGGTTTCCATATAGAAATACTAAAGATGAATTTAACCAAATTGCTTCACCACCTTTTGCTTTAATTTTTGGTTGACCAAATGGATTATCTGGTAATTCAACCCAAGGTTGGTTTACAATGATTAATGTGTTTTCAAATTTAGAATCTGCTTTACGTGACCCAGAAATTCTTTGGTTAATTCCCATTCCAATCTTATCGGCTAAAACGCTTGCATTGTGTTGTTTACCACCTTTACCTTCATAAGTCATTTTACAAGGAACTGAACCTACTGAATCCCACATAATACATAATGAATAATCTAACTCACCTTTTTCTTGTGCATCCAACAAATCATTAATATAATCTGTAATTTGTTCAATATAACTAAAATTGTTATTAAATAAAAAGAAACCGTCCCAAGTTAATTCTCCTGTTTCTTCATCAACAACTTCTTCACATTCAAACCCCATAAGTTTTGAGTGTTCAAAAGACCATTTTTGTTCTGTAATAATAAAAACTGGAAGTATTTCTTTTTTTTGTGCGTCAACGGCTGTTTTTACTAGAGCGGTTGTTTTCCCGGTGTCTGAATGTCCAAGAAACATATTGATGTGTCCCATAGCAGGACCTGGAAGTCCTACAGCGTCTAAAAATGCCGGTCCTAAATCAAAGTATCTTTGTGGTTTGTATTTTGCGTCCGACGAGAATTTTTTCTTTATCGTACTAAAGTCTGTTTTTTTGATTGCCATAATGTTTTTTTAAAAAGATAAGAAAATATGGGTACATTGTCCACTAATATACCCATATTATTTGTTAAAAATTAGAATGGTAACTCTTCGTCAATATCATCGTCTTCTTGTGGATCAACGACTTTTGTTTCTTCTTTGGTTTTTTTACCTCCCATAGAGATTTCAGCTTCGGTAGAATTACTGTAGATGTATTTTCCAGTATCAGAATCCCATCTTGGTGTTTCACCACGAGCAATAGATTCAAGGTATTCTACTGGTTTTTTAGAATAAACATCTTCCCAAGTAAGTTCGTCTCCAATCCAAGATGCCATTGTATCTTCGTCTTCGTGTACTGGCGATGGGTCGTCATACATAACAGTTTGGATTACTGTGTAGAACGCACCTTTTGGTGTTTTTGCTTTTGTTAGTTCAAGAATTAAATCTCGTCCTTTGTCCGCATCAGCAACATCACCTTTTGCTTTGTAGATTGGGATAATCTTATCAAAAATTCCTTCTTGTTTGTAGTTGTGTTTAAATCGCCAGAATTTAGGACCATCTTGTTCGTTGTCACGATCAATTACTTTAACAATATAAAACTTACGAGGTTTGTATTGTTTTGCTAAATCTTTGTCAGAATCTTTTCCAGTATTCATCAACTCTTCATAAACCTCACTTAATGGTGAACGCTCATTGTCATTTTTTCCTGGATCATAAAATTTCTGCCATTTACCGTCCACAAGGATTTCGTGAAACCACACTTCTTTAAACGGTGTTGACCCGTCTGGTGTTGGTAAAATACGGATTCTTTTTTGTGCTTGCTTTTCGTTGTCTTTAAGTATTGCAGCAAAATACTTTTTCATTCTTTCTTCTTGAGACATTTTTGAAGTGGAAGAAGAACCACTTTGTTTTGAGAATTGTTTTCGTCTTCACCAAATTGGTTAAAACTATCTTTAACCTCTGTTGTTGACAAACTTTCAACCTCGTCTGGTGTTAAAACATATTCGTGTTTTCCACTTTTTTCAAAGTCTTCTTTTTTGTCTTCAAAAAAATCAGAAAGTTTTTGATTAAAAGGTCCAGAATCTAAAGACCTTAATTCTAGTTTTTCAACTGGTGTTTTTGGTCTTAATTTATCAAATTTTGTTTCAAGGTCATTAAGTTTGTTTACAAGATTATCCATTTCACCAAGTTTTGTTTCCAACGTTTGTAATTGGTTAAACAAATTACTAAAATATTCTTCTTGTTTGTCAGACATTGTTTTTTGTGAATCAACAAGATCTGTAATATCTAATTCTTCAACACCACTTTCTTCATCAGCAGGTTCTTCATCACCACCAACTTCTTCAACATCTGGGTCATTAGCAATATCAACTGTTGTTCCAGTTGTTGCTCCAGTCGCACCTAAATCTCCTGTCGGTGGCGGTGGGGGTGTACCCAAATCTCCACCTGGAGGAGGTGGGGTTCCTGGGGCTGGACTTGCAGCTCCTGGTAGGGGTTCTTCGGCTCCTAAATCCAATCCTTCAATCCCCGAATCTTCTGGTATTGCTTGTTCTTTAATATAGTTATTTATATTATTGAATCTTCTAATTTCCTCTAGGATTTTTTTATCTACATTCATATTAACCATTTAATAAAGTTTTTATACCAGATTTGGTCTCAACGTGAATTTTTTTAAATTGTTTCATAGTGTTGTCTACTCTTTCAATAAGACCATCTTTCATTCTAACGGTATAACAATCTCCAGTATCTAAATCACATACTTGTTTTGTTCCGTCACCCATATCTTTTTCTGACATTCTTGTATTCTTACCAAGATAATTGTCCAATATTAGTTTAGTACTACTCATATTCTTTTTATTTATAAATATCTGTTTAATTTAAATGTTATAAAGATTTAAATAAATTTATTGATTCTTTAATTTTTGTTTTAATTTTACTGATGTCATTAGGTTGCATTTCATCATATACTTTTGGTGATTTGTTGGTTGGGAAATCTAAAATGTATGATTTTGTTATAGCGTCAATAATATTATTGTCTAAATCAACACCAGTTAAAGTATTATCAATTAAAGACTCAATACCACCAACTTTACCAGAGTATTTATTAACCATAAAATCTAAAAATTTTTCTAAAGATGAAAATGTTGCCATAGGTACTTTTAAATTTTTTCCTTGGTCAACACAAAAATAATTTAAATCAAAGTAAGTTGCTGCACCACCCCAATCAACATTTAATGGTATTGCAGAATAATTAAAATTAAGTGTTTTAAATTGTCCAGAGCTGTCGCTTCCAATATAAATTGTTGAAAATAAAAAAGTACTTAATATGATTTTCTGATTTTCTGGTAATGATAATTCTTTAATTTTTTTAATTAAAAGATTATACATTGTTTTATAATTACTAGTAGTTGTTGTTGGTGTAACGTTTGTATAGTTTTGATATGATCTTATTAGGTTTGTTGAGCAAGTTAGTGTTGTTACATCACCAATACCTTCGGTCGCATAGCTTACAGAACTATTTTGTTCTTTTAATATGTTGTCTGGTGTTTCACTTAATCTACTGTCTTCTTCTTGTATTTTTTGTTTTAAAGATGTTAATATTTTACTATTCAATGATTGTAAATACTTATCAAGTGTTGGGATACTATAAAAAGGTTGTCTTTGACCTTCAAAAGACGTTTCAAAACCAGAATCATTAATTCTATGTGTTACTTTTAAAATCATATATGGCCCACTAAATAATGGTACATATCTCAAGTTAAAATACATCATTGGTTGTATCATAGCATTACCTAACATATCAACACTACATTTGTAACTTCTATTTCTATATAAATTATACAATGAAACACTTTGAGTTCCACCCCCTCTGTTTCTATTTAAATTTGCCATTTGATTTAACACCTCTAAAGATTCGGCTGTGGGGTCTCCTGGTTCTTGTGACACATCAAATTTAGTAAATATTTGTTGATTTTGTGGTCCCATATCTATATTAAACCCAACAACTTTATTTGACCTATCCCAATCTTGTTTACCGTCTTGGTCTTCCACTAAAGGACAATCGCTTGATCTTCTCAAATCAAAAGCATCATCTCTAAATCTATAATCTATATTTTCATTTAATGCCAAATGTTCACTTGGTTTGTTTGCAAACAAACACAAAAACTTTGAGCTTGTTTCTCTATAATCTAAACTTGTAAACGTACCAAATAATGAATTTGCAAATTCTAACGACCCTTCTGGTGAAGGAGACGCGTTTTTACTTACGTCTTGTACATTATAAAAGTTTGCATATGCCGGTAAGGTAAAAAATGTAAAATTATTATTTGTTAATATTGTTGATATAATATCTAACATTTTGTTTTTATAAGAACCATAATCAATTGTGTCTTTAACTTTAAACACGTCAGCATAAATTTTTTGACCAACGTCTCTACTTGCTCTATCATAAAGTAAAACGTCTTCAAAAAGGGTTTTAGTTTTATAGTCGCCACCAGCTATCCAAGTGTCGTTTAAACCTTTAAACATATCATATAACTCATATCTAGTTTGTTCACCATTTAAGTCAGCTTTAACTTTTTTTGCTTCTTTTTTTATTGTAACTTTTGGTATGTTTTTTCTTAATGTTGTTAGTTCCAGATTCAACACGGTATCAATATAATTTTCACCTTTAGTTAGGTATACAGACATTAAATTTAAAAACTTTTCTCTATTAAGAGATACGTCTAACAATTTTTGTGTTGCATAAATTTTTATTATTGGGGCAAATCTTATAACATTGTTTTCTTCAAACTCAACATTCATATCAATAAAAAAGTCAGTAATGTAAGAACCTAAATTTGAGTACTGTAATGACGTAATATCTGAAAACCCAACATATGTTTCTAGCGCTTTCCAAGTTTGTGGGTATAACGCTTTTGAGTTTGCAAGAGTTATTGTCCCCGATGGTGTTGGTAAAGCGTTTGGTGAATTTGTCTTATAGTAATTATATGTCAATGGATCTTGAATAAACTCATTTGAGAATGTATAAAATAGTCTTCTATCAAATGAAGATGGGTTTCCGTATTTAATTATTGTCTCATATTTCATAAACAACCCTAAATAATTATTAAATTGTGAAATTTGCTTATTAGTGATTTCACTAATTATAACACTTGGGACATCCCCAATTGGTTTTTCCACTTTCATAATTGTTCTCATAAGTCCTTGGAAATTTTTATACTTATTTTTTGTTTCCAATTCTTCTTGGTTTTTTGATTCTAGGTCATATACCGATTTTGAGAAGTTCAAAAATTCTTTTTCTAGTATGTCAAGGGCTTTTTTGTCAAAAGCACTAAACATATCATCTATTTTTGAGTAACTTGCATCCGAACCATTTATTGAGAAATTTTGTTGGATTGAGAGATTATTAAATATTTCTTTAAGATATGAGTCTGGTTTCGGGATTTCTACTTTATCGTTATCAAAGTACCCATAGTTTGGGGCTTTCCAAAAGTTCCTCACCGAACCATTATATAGTGCAGAATTATTTTTAACCTCTTTTGTCATTGTTCCACCTAAATTAAAACATTCGTCATTCACTTGATTTAACGAACTACCAAATGATGGCATAGGATATACTTGTCCGTCAGGGGTTGTTGAAAAGCAAGACCAGGGTTTCAAAATTAATGACCTATTTGGTTGTAAAGGATTAAAACCGTTAAATTTAGATATCACACTACTTAAAGAATAGTTTAGATATAAAGACCCGTCATCTATTGATAATTGTATGTCTTGACTTGAGTAATCAACATTTTCAACATTTGATATTGTAAAATTTGTTGGTCCAACATTTGTTGTGTATGTTTCTGAAATCACATAACTTCCAGTTCCGCCTGTTGTACCAGATATTTGAGAAACAACTGTCGTGTTTAAAAGTATATTTGGACCTACGATTACACTTCCAGGTATTATTGCTGGTGCTGTTATTGATAAAATCTCAAGAGTGTTTCCAGAAATTTTACATTGTCCTGTAACTTCATATGTTGAGTCAAATACTCTTGTTCCTTGATAAAATACGTTAAAATCGTCAATTGTTTTTGGGTAAAACCCTGGATTCATTATAGTTCTAGACAACGACCCAACCACTAAATCGTCTTGTAAAACAAATTCATATGGTGCCCCATCAATAGTTAAATTATACGTTTTTGTTATTGCACTTGTTGTTGGGTCAAAATTTCCAACATAATCAAAATCTTTCCAAACATCATCTAAAATGTCTTTACCCGTTTCAACCCAGGTTTTATATCTATGCCAAATTGATCCGTATTTCAAAACCCAAGCGTATGGGACTTTGTGAATTGCACCATATTTTTTTAAAGTTGATAACACATAATCTAACTCTGTCACACTATTGTTGTTATTATATTTTTTGTATCTTTCTTTTGTTGTTGCTAACGGTAAACTATTTAAAAACAAAAACGCAGCTTCTTTATAGGGATACAAGTTTGATGGGTTATATCTAAACTCAAAAACACCTTTTTGTATTGCGTTTACAAAATATGGCGTGTTTAACATTGAGGTTGTTTGAGTTGCCGTTAATTGATTTGTGTAGTTGACATAATTTAAATTTCCTTCAGTTACATATTGGTTCTCAAATTTTCTATTGTTATAGAATATTTTGAGATTTGTTATGCTGAGAGGTCTAAACATTGTTGCTTCCTCATAGTTAAAATTTGTAATTGGTTTTTTTTCTGTTTGTGAGTTTTCTTCAAAATTTGTGATTACCTTATTTGTTTCATTATAATTTAAAACATTTGCTGTAACAAAAGCATCTATTGGTGTTTTTATTACCGACCCATTAGACATATTTTTTTTAATCCAGTTTAATGATGTAAGGGGATATATGTCAGAAATGTCATAATTTTCCATTACGACATTTTTACTTATGTATTTAGTTATCTGCTCTGTGTTTTCAATAGAAACACTTGGTTGACTTTTTGGGTTCTCAACAACTGTGTAACTTAAAATTTCAAAAGATGTTTTTATATCATTTTTAATATAAGATGTGTTAAATTCACCTCTTATGTAGTTTTGCCAAGAAGGTCCTTGTCCTTGATTTGATATATCCCGTAAATAAGAAACAAAATTTGATAAATCAAATTCTTTTAGTTTATAAGATAGATATGGATTATCATCACCTAAAGCGTCAATAATATCAACCCTTTCCATTTCGGCAACATAATATGGTATGTTATATTGATAAACACCATCTCTATTAAATTTTTCATAAAAAGAGTTAATGATTAATCTTTCATACATTTCATAAAAAAACTTAACCTCTTCTGAATTTGTAAACACTTCGTTTCCTATTGGAAACTCTATCGCATTAAAGCTTAGCCTTCTAGGGTTAATTTGTGAGTTGGCAATTGTTTCTGGTTCTGGTATTTGAGTCTCCCTAAGCGTATATCCTCTAATAAATTCTTCAACAAATTCAACCTCTGGCCAAACTTCGGGACTATAGGCGTTTAAAGACTGTGCAACAGAATCGTCACCGGGGTAAACCAATTCAAATTTTTCACCATCTTTTTTATTGTCGTTTTTGTTTATAACTTGTGGCCAAGGATAAACAGGAGTTTGGTTTTGTGGTAAATCTTTAACATCAACACTACTTCCACCGCTATTTGCGAATATCGCAGTTTTTCTAAATCTATCGTCTCTAACTCCCCAGGCTTTTGTGTGTACATCATCCATCAAACGAAGAAATGCTTCTCCTTGGGCAAAAAACACGGCTAAAACATTTCTCATTGTTGGTTCAAACCCAATTCCACCATCGGCAATACTTCCAGAAATTTTATTAGCTAAATCTTTTGTTAACTTTTCTTCAATAGATTGTTTTTGTTTTAAAAAATTTTCTTTTATTTTATCTATTTTCGCAATAAAAGAGTCTATTCCTTCATAGAAAAAAACATCTTTTCCTTGTAGTTCTTTATTAATTTGATTTTTAAAATCTGTGGTTACCGTAGAGTTTCCAATTGGGTATTCTTTATTGTACCTTTGAAAATAGGTTTTAGACAAATCTAAATCATTACTAGATTTAACATCACTAATAAACGTATTATTATTTTGTGTTGACGAATAGTTAATGTCTACTGGTACTTTATTTTCAGAATTGTTCCCTAGGGTTTTATTGTCATTTAATAATTTATTGTATTTTAGAACTAACCCATAAAGTTTTGTTTTAGCGTCATTTACATTTGTTATTTGTTTTTGAAAAATATAATTTGAGTTACCGTTTGTATCAACAAATGGATTTTTAATATCAAGGTAAGTGTTTGTCCAAGAGTCGGAATATGTTGCAACTTCGGACCTATACAATTCCAAGTTTTTTTCAAACTCATCTATATCATTTAAAAGATTTAAATTTGTTTTTTTAAAACTTTCATAAATTGATTTTAGAAATAAATTTAATCTACGTTGTAATTGTTGGATTGTAAGTTCTGGAAAATTTTCATCAATAAGACCTTTAGCTTTATATTCAGAATAAAGTTCTTTCATTTTTTGGTAACCATTACTAGTAAAACCCCTATCAAGTGCTACAGATGAATTTTGATTGGTTTTTGATTCACTTTTTGTTTCAATAATTGACCGATACATAAACGGTACGGCTAACATAGCACCCCAAGGTACATATGATAAGATTGAATACTTGTATGTATAGAATTTTAATTGTACTCTAAAATTTCCACTATTTGAATCATAGCTACTACTAAACGTATATAACATTAGGGGTAATCTAACAGCCTTCCCCAAATAACCTTTAATTGTTAAATAAAATATTGGGTATGGTAATTGAAAAAAGGCGGCGTAAGGTGAGTTGTTTCCTCCCTCAAATAGAGCTCTTCCTTTAACGTCTTCAAGTGTCATATCAATAACCGGTAAAAAATCTGTTCCGTATGTTATTGTGATGTCAGTAATACCGAGTAATCCATTGTCAACAGCACCCGGTTGACCGTCTGAAGTTAAAGTTTGATTAACATAAAAATCATCACTTTTATTTTTTGCGTATTTAAATTTACTATTAACTTGATTAACTCCTTTTCCTTCTAATGAATTTTTACCCGTAATTTCATCAACATATCCATCTTCTAGAAATGTTTTAAAACCTGGATTTAAAAAATTAATCTTACCAACCGAAATTGTTTTAAGTGATTCGTCTAGTGGTACACCAACAGCTAATTTTGTTCTTGGTACTACATTACATTCTAGGTTTGCATAAATAACCAAATCTTCGTGATTGATAAGTCTTTCACTTACTTTACCGTCATTATCAATTATTTTGTTTGGGTCTATAACGGTTATGTTTTGGTAGTCAAATTCAACTAATATGTTCTCACCGTTATTTACCATAATAGAATCTGTAATTGTCTAATGTTGATTTATACTCTTGTAAAGAAGTTACTAAAGGATATGGTATTGTCAATACTGTACCATCTGGTATTTCAAATTCTGAACCAGAAAATTCTGAATTAGCTTGTAATATCAACCAACCAAAAAAAGGAGAACCATAATATTGTTCTGAAATTTTATCTAACCTAGATTGTCCTACTCTATAAATGTATTTTTTGTCACTACCTTTTGGTTGTAAGTTCAAGTATGGTACTACGGTTTGTTCTCCGTTTACCAAAAAATTACTATATCTATTATAATATTGTGTGGCCATATTAATTAAATGTTACTTTACCGTTAAATGTTTTTTTATCGTTATCTACATTTTGGTTAGAATAAAGATTTTTTATTATTTTTTTATTATCGTTATAGTTTCCTATTTTGTCTGTGGTATATCCAACTTTTTTATCTTTAAAATACTCAATACTTTCTTGGCCGACTGTTAATTTATAATCCGAATATTTTTTATATCCTTCTCCGTTTTCTAATCTTGAGTACAATTCTAATTCTAGATTGTGATCGTTTTTACATCTGGATTGGAATTCATCACAATATTTTATAATGTTTGCTTCTAAATTTGGGACTTTTTTTACTTCTTCCGTAATTAAGGATTTTACAAACGTTTGATACAAATTATTGTCTAGTAAAATATTACACATACTCATATAAAATCTTCTGTCTGATTTGGCAGTTACTTGTAATTTAGAACTAAAATCAGATTGATAATAGGTTTCTTTATCAACATAAAAAGCAGTTGATAGTATTGAGTTAGCGGTATCTGCTAGAAAAATAAGGAAGTTTTTTAAGTCTGGACCCGTTTTTTCTATATAAGTTTGATTTATTGTTGATATAAGATTATTTGTTGGGTCAGCAGTCAATGAATATATTTTTAAATCTCCAGTTGTTAATTTTACACCATCAACAGAATTACAAACGGCGTCCATTTTTCTAAGCGTGTAATTCAAAATTTGTTCTGTATCTACTAAACTATTTATTTGTTGTTGTACTAAATTATTTAATTCAATTTCGTTTGTTTTGATATTTTTTGTAAAAGTGTTTTTTAAATCTCTAATAACAGCATCTGGAATGTTTGGTGTTTGCCCAGAAATATTTATAAGTATTATATTTTCATTGTTTTTAACATCTTTAGTTGTGTTATCAACTAGGTTTGAAATCTTTTTAGCTATGTCATTTGGTTTACCATATAATTTAGTTTCAACTTTTGTTCCGTATTCCAATATCACACCATCAGAATAATTTCTTGTGTTAAATACTAATTGTGATACGCCCCAATTTGTAACTTGGGTTATTGATTTTGATTGGTTTACAACAGAAGTAAAATAATTTTTTGAGTTGTCTTGTAATTCGTTCATCAAATTATAATAATTTATTTCACCAGTTTCTAATCCATTTGTGGTATCTAAATTAGAGTTTTCAATAACCCCAATTGGTGTTAAACCCTTTTGAGACTGTTGATTTGACACATCTTTATTTGTAACCGTAGGTCCTTGATTACCAACTAATATTTTTTCTAATTGTAAGTCTCTATCGTCACTTTCTTTTTTATCTGTTGATATTGACCTTTCGTCGTAAATTTCAGTATTACCATAGTAGTTAAATGACAGGGCATTTTGTAGTTGTTTTATTGGTCCGGCTAAACCTTGTCCACCAATAAAATCAAAACTTAAAGTAATTTTGGCTATCATAGGTTGTACACCAATTCCTTCTGGATTCAAATCATATACAAGTGGATCAAAACCAATTTGTAAATTATTAGGAATAATTTTAGTATTATAAAAATCACCAATTCTCAAAACCAATACTGGTGGTGTACCAAACGATGTGTTTAGTGCGTCGTTATATTTTAATTGATTGTCATTCCCAATTACTGGTATTGTTTGTCCAGGTCTCATACATTGATTCAAAAATGTCAATCGTGAATTTAAACCTTCAGGTGTTGTTGAGTGAAAAGCGGGGTTAAAGTATTTTATTTTATCTTTCAATGATTGGTAAATCATTGGGTTTGATTCTTTAATAACTTCAAAATAATCACATTCTGAAAATAAATTTCTAAGCACTTTTTTTGATATTCCCTCTTTTAATTTTTTAATTGGGTCTGGTTTTTTTACTGGTTTTTTTGGTTGTACAATAACAACATCTTCTTCAATAATTACTGGGTCTATAATTGGTGCTGGTTTTTTAATTTTTTTTATTGTTGCTCCTTGAATTACAACGGTTCTACAGGCGTATACTGGTAGTGTGTCATTTTTACAACTATTGGTACAGTCAACTTCGTTACCATTTTTTAATATAACTTTTGTACCATAAGCTAAAGTTTCTTTTGATGGGAATGTTAAAGTGCCATTATCAAAATATGTTTTAAATGTTTCCGTATCACTAATTCTTTGACTTAAAATCCACTTAATTACAGAGTCATATCTCCTACTTCCCAAAGCATCATTATATGCCTTATCACTACAAGAGTTTGTAATACCTAAAAAATCTAAAGAAACTGTTCCACCTTTTGATAGAGCTTCACCCCAAACTTCCATTTTTTCTTTGAACTCTATAGACCCTTTAACCACGTCTTCAGCAAAAAAAGTTTTCAAACTTGGTTTTGCATAAATAACGCCATTGTTTGTAAATGGTATTTGTGGGTCATTTACATCTCCAGTATATCTACCTTTCAAACTAATGATTTGGTCATAGTATGTTGGGAAATACGGTTCATCAGCAGTTAAATCGGTATTTCTATCGGTTGTACTTCCGTCTTTATCTTCATATTTTGGTTGTGTACTAGCAAAATACAAACTTATATTATATTTTTCTTCTACAACATCTTCTTGATCAATTTCGGAATTATCATCAATATTTAAATTAACGTTTTGATTTTGGTCTTTTCTTTCTTTTTGTTTTGAAATTTCATTTAAAACTTGATTAACTTCTTCCGCTGTTGTGCGAGCATCATTCAATATTTCCTGATAAGTATAAAGTTCACTAATTGGTATTTGATTATACTTTGCCGCTAAATCATATAAGTCATACTTCACACATCCAGCAAAAAAAGAATCAACAATTGAGTTTATTTCTTGGTCACTTCTATTTGCTAATTGTTTTTCTATTATAGTATTAAGAGCTGATGGGTGGTCAACAACAATTCTCCAACTAATAGACCCAGACCTAGACGAATTTTGATATGTATAAATAGGTTCTGGTCTTCCTAGGAATTTAGTTGGATTCCAAGATGCTTTTGTGTCCTCACTAAATGTTAAATCATATGGTGGAAACCACATAATTCTACCACCATTTGGTCCTCTTTCACATTCTGGTAAATCTTGTACGGTAAATCCAGGTTTGTCTGAAGTTCGCCAAGCAAGATTCTCCAATGAGAACATATATTTTTTTACTTTGCCGTCTCTAATATTTGTTGAGCCCTCGCCTCTCATTGGTGCGATATTCAAATTATATGTGTTGTCTAATACCGAATTATTAAATTTACGACCAGATGTTGTTATACCATCTGTTTTTTGTAAGTCGGCATAGGTATAATAAGGTGTGTCTTTTTGAAAGATTCTACAATATTCTCTACCCACTTCAACACCACCAATACCAATTGTTTGACTATCCGTGGTTGAGTCGTAATAAGCAACAACTTGTGATCCTTTGGTTAATTCTTTATATCCATCATTAAAGACTTTTGATACTTGGTTTATAGCATTTCCTACGTGTTTTAGTCTTGCTTGTCCTTGTACTTTATCAGCGGCATCAATAATTCTTTGTGTGTCATCAAGTATTGATCCGTTTTTTAATTCAAAATCTATTGACCTATTTTGACTGTATTGGCTTGCAATCTCATTGAACCCGTTGTCTTGTTTTGCAATGTCTCCACCTGGTTTTACTTTAAACCCGGCGTTTCCTTGGTATTTTGGTGAAGTCCAAATAAACTCACCCATAATACCGCCACCGTCAGTAATTGACTTTCCTTTTAAACCAAAATTAATTTTTGCGTCATTTCCCTCGTATAAAATACCCAATTCAGATGGTCCATAAACAATTGTATTTTGTTGTTTACCAAAACTATTTACAGCAACTTGATTTGGTGGTGAAGTAATAAAAGATGGTTCTGAAAACGCACTTCCAATATAATACTTACCAGTTATTTGTGGGTCGTTGTCTAAAAAATTACTAATGGAATTTATTAAATTTTGACTAACGCTACCTCTATTATATGATGGTCTATATGTGTTGTAATCCAAACTATTAAATAAAACAGATTGTTGTGCTTTTCCTGTGTTTGAGATAAATAATTCAGATGGGTTTCTAAATAAATTAAGTACTGGTCCTAAATTTCCAGTAATATTATTAATATTTTCTAATGCCGTTTCGGCAACTGGTGATTGTATTGGACCAAATCCATCAAAATAGTCACCAGGAATTGGTGATGATGGGTAATAATTTTCTTGTAATCTATTTGTAAATTGTTGATTATTTGCGTTTGTATCTTCACCAACTGTAATTTTCCAATCTCTATTTGATAGAGGTTGATTATTAAAGTTTGTAAATAGATTTGAGAAAGGACTATTTAATGTGTTTAAATTCCCAAAACCTAATGGTATTGATGGTCCTTGGGAATTTAGAAATATTGTTTCATATGCAATTCTTTCTTCAAATGCCGCTTTAAGGTTGGTCGCGGCAATTTTAGCTAAAAATGTATCCTGTGATAATGTTCCGTCTGTCCCACTTGGGTTTTGACTTGATAATATCTGATAAGGTTTATATAAAGACGTAACAAATGGTTCGTCATATGATTGGAAATACTGATTAGAAAGTTGTATATCTGTAATTGTAAATAAATCATTAAACCCACCTTCTGGTCCGTATTTGTTTTGGATATATGCCGCGTCAATAAAAAATTCATTAACTAAATCTATTGATTGAAAGTTTGGGTCTGTCGGGTCATAGGGTCCTTGATTTGAATCAACAGGTAATGGTTGCCCTGGCACATTGTATTTTCCTATGTAACCACCTTCTGGACCATATTCGTTAAGTGGGTATAACCCATTCGCAAATTGATTTGTACTAATATAATTATTTGGTGAATCAACTACCGTTAAATCTTGTAATGGTGAAATTTCATAAGTTACGTTTCCAGCCGGAGGACTATAAGCCCCTGGTATATTATAGGGTGCTAAATTCCTAGCTATTAAAGAGTTCCTAAATGATGAAGTAGAAACAAATGATAATGAACTTTCAGACATATAAAATTTTATTTATATATAAATAACTCAAAAGAGTTTTTTTTAACCTTCAGTACCTTTTAATATATTATTTGGTTCAATAACCTTTTCAAAAACTTTTTTCTTGTTTTTTTCAAACCCCACTTGAAATTCGGTTGTTTCGGCTATTTTAATAATAGTATCCTCTGTCGCTTTTTTAATTGTCGGTTCTAATGACGCAACGTTATCAAAATTAACATTAATATCCATAACAGATTTAATTGTTCCTGAATGCTCAACGTTTGATTTCATTTCATTTTGTGAGTACAAATCTTTGTAAAGATTATTATTTGTTAAAGGTGTTGTATATTGTTTATAAGTTTCTTTTCCGGCTTTAATAAAAAACTTTCCAAAATCAACAAGTGGTCCACTACCAATCCCCATAACCATCCCAGTCATTTGTTTCGCTAAATCTTTTAATACTTGTGCAACAGATTTTGTGTTAGTTAATAAATCCAAAGATTGTCTATATGTTTCTGAATTACGAGCTGGTTCAACCCCTGCTGGTGATTTTTCAAATTCAGTTGTCAACATTCTTAAATTTTTTACATAAGTACCTGAAAGTATATTACTAGACGCCGTACCGTATCTTTGTGCCATTATAAATTCATTAATTCTTGTGTTTAATTTTCTTAATTCGTCTAATTGATCTCTAGCAATATCTGACATTGTTGCGCCTTCAGATAATTGTTGTTTTTGTAATCTTTCTATTTGCTGTTGGGTTAATTCACTTACAGCTCTAGTTTCATATTCACCGGTTAAATTTCCTTGTGCGTCAACTTGAGCAACCCTAACTTCGGCAATTCCATTCTCATTCATTTGAGCCATTGTTGCAATAAGATTTCTGGTTTCCTCGTTAATTGGGATATTAGGCATTCTTATTTGTTGGAGTTTAGCATCAAAATTTGCAGCATTAATTGCCATTTTTTGTAGTTCACCGTTGTTATAACCCATAGCAGCACCAATCTCATTCAATCTTCTTTTTGCCCCTGGTAAAATTTCAAATGATTTTGATTCTTTATTAAATCTGACAAATTCCTTTGTCATATTAACCATTTGATTTTGTAATTCTGTTGGGTCATTTTGAGATAAATCCATTAGTCTTAAAGGGTCTAATAAATCACTTGTTGTTACTCCTAGTCTTTGGAGTGCTGCTGCCATATTTATAGCACCTTCTGGATTAAAAACTTTATCTACAACACCAAAAACACCATCCATAGAAATTCCAAGTCTAGAGGCTTGTGCTGCCATTTTTGCAAGACCTTTAATACCGCCTTCAAAATTATATAAATTCATTTTGTCTAGGTTAGATACTACGGCGTCTGAAACGGCTTTTACTGTGACACCGGCTTGTTGTGCAATCCTAGTAACTTCCCTCATTTTAGGACCAATACCCGCAACACTAACACCAACGTCTCTAAAATTTACAGCCAATGTTTTTTGTTCAACCCCAGTTACTTTGGCTGTTGCCGCAAATTCAGTAAGAGCCTCTTTTCCAATAAAAAGATTTGTATTTAAGGCATCATATAATCCGGACATCGCTTTTCCAGCGTCACCAACTTCTAAACCAATACCAACAAATTCTGGTATTGCATCAGCTACCGCAACTGTTAGTTCTCTTGTTCTTTGACTTGAAACACCTAAAGATCTGGCCAACCTAAAGGCTTCTTCGTTTAATGATTTTGTCGCGTTAATATACGTGCTGGGGCTGAAGTTCTTTATTTGACTCTGAACCTCTTTTATAATTCCAAGTGGTGACGAAAAAATAGTCTCTAAACTCTTACTAATATCAAACTTTTGTTCATCGGATATACCAATTTGTTGTTCTTCGGTTTTTTCTACTATGGTGCCCATAAACATATCTAGAGTATTTTACTAATAAATATAAAATTATCGTTTTTTATTTTCTTCAATAATCTTATCAATTAAAAAACGTCTGATATATGTGGGTAATGTTAGAAACTCACTATATTGTGTTCGGAGGATTTTTGCTAGAATATAAAATTCGTCAAGTAAATATTTCCTATGTTCAGAAGAAAGGCCGAAAAAATTCCACCCCAAAAGCGATACTTACGTTCACTTTTTCTCCAGACGGGGCTATTACAATTTTAGATAAATCTAATCTAGGTTCATTATCATTTAAGACTTTTTTGATGTGTTTTGAATCCATAATTGGCATTTGTTCAATAAACTTTGCTATTTCCCCACCATCTCTACTACCATTTAGTTCAACAATATTTTTTTGTAATCTTAATGTTGCAGATGGTGCCATTCTTCCCGCCGGATAATTTGCAATAAGTTCATCAAGTTCCATTTGTTCTTTTAGATTGAGAAGTTTTAACTTAACATCGGCACCACTTCTAGGTAGTGTCGTTGTAAATAAACCTTCTTCATTTGGTTCATTTGGTGCTTGAACAATGTTTAGTTCGTCCAATAATATAGTTGTAGAAAATGGTTTTTCTGTTTTTGGGTCAATAACCTCAATTAGGTATTCTGGTCCAAAAGATGTGTTTCTTAAAAAGATTAATAAGGCTTCCAAGTCACCATCAAGTAATTCTTCAGGTCTTAAATCCGGTTCGTATAATTTGTTTCTAAGCAAGGGAAGTACAATAGACTCCTTAACAGATTTTGAAAAATTTAGATTAGCTAGTATGTTTTCGTCGTTAGCCGTTAAATAACCAACTTTGACACTTTTCTTTTTTGACTTATAGAACTTACCCTTTGACGGTAACATAACAACGTCGTGTGGTAAATTAAAATTCATTTGACCAATCTCATTTACATTTGCATCCATATTTTCTTTTTTATTATAAAAATACTTTACTTATGTTTTTTGTAAATGTTTGCGTAAAATTCAATAATATTTTTTTATAACACAAAAAAATCCCCAATACCAAAGTTTGGGGACTTGAATA